CTGGACGTCGGATATGGTATCGTTTTATTCAATGGATTCAGAATGGATGAGGCCATCATTACCGACGACCTGGCGTATCAGCGGTTGACATTGATATTCGAGGTCAAGGAGATTGAGACGTTGACTTATGAGGACGGATGGTTTGCGTTCGACAGTTTGAGCTTCCCGAAGCGCCAGCTAAAGGCCCTGATCTGGATGGTGAGAGAGATTTACTGGGCAGAATGAATATTTGCTTCTCGTTGTTCATGTGGGCGGTGTGGGAAGGCCATAGATACGTGCCCCTCTGGTACGTGGACTTTGGAGCCTGTGCGGTGGTGATATAGATGTTTGATAGAACTAAATGCCTACATTGTTATTGCCGGACTGAACCTTCACCAAATGGGGTTAATTCCGGTCAGATTCCACATAAAGTTTGTTGCATGTGTGGTCATCGGTATGCAATCAGAACATCCGATAGACACGAACCGAACATGAGATGACTCTGCGCCGTTATGGGGAAGAATGCTGAGGTTAATTTGGCACTGGTTTGCGGGGTGTCCATGGGATCAAGTCACCTTCTACGATGACCTGTGGACTTGTGGGTGCGGGGTTACGGTTGCGCGCAGGGACTTTTATCAAGGATGAAGTTCGGGAGGTAGGGGATGGCAACACTTAAATGGGAAGATATACCTCAGTTTAAGGCTGTACCTATGCCGTCAATGGTTCTCTGCCACGAAGACGACATGGCTGAGTTAGTGCAGGAAATTAGCGGGCTTGCAACATGGGATGATGTGATGATACGGGCAGCATCAGTTTGTGAGCGAGGCCAAGTCTATTGGATTAATATACCCGACTGGCCCACCCAGCGGCTGGGACGGAGGGGATGATGTTTAAGAAATACTGCATCATCTGTGAAAGATGGGTGACGGCTTGGTTCATCACCGATGATGAGGTGTGGCAGTTTGACTGCGCGCATAGCGCAACTGCTAATGGGCAGGCGATCGTTGACCGAAACTTTGGTCGTTTGTATGACCTGCCGTCTGAGTGACCATGGTAATGTGACGGCGATGCTACTGAGATATTATGGCTGATTGTGAGAAATGCCAAGGAACGATGGTCCTTGATCTGGATGAGACGGTCTGTCTCCAGTGTGGTCACCGTGACTATCCTGACCGACCAGTGCCATTTGAGAAACCACGCCGCTCCGATTACGGCATCACACGGTTGAAAGTGAAAGGGCAGAAGATGGTTGAACCGATTACCACTTCGTTTGTCCTAGACAAGCACCATTTGGAGAAGATCCAGGCTTGGGCTGAGAAATATGGCTGCAATAGTATGGCTCTGGCCTTGCGCCAGATGATAGAAGTTGCGGCCAGGAGTTGACCCTCACTTTCAAAACCGCCAAGCCTGGCACGGTGGTCTGCTCCAGAGATAATGTGGCGTGGAAGATACTTGAGTTCAGCGCCGGCAAGATTCAGCTAGAGATGGTCCCAACGGATACGGGACGCCAGTATAAGACCTGGCCTAAGACTTGGGTGGACGATGACGATTTTGACGCTGTTGGGTACAAATTGTGGAGACAGTGAGATGGTTAAGATAACAGATTTACATTCTGATCATGAAGTAATGGTCACCGATAATTATCTAATGGTTTGTTTATGTGACATGGACGGTGTGGGCACTGTATCAGGCCCCTTACTGAATGGCGTTGAAGTATGTGGAAACCATGCTTCGGCAAAACTAGAATCATTAGTTCAAATCGGAGTAAGCTGTCTACTATTTGTTGAGGTTGATGAAGAAATAGTTCCATTGAAGATACAAGATAAGGAACCCGAGTGACCACGGACCAGGAGCCCCGGTGCTGGCAATGTAACCGGGTCTTAGCTGAATTCCTGACCCGTCCTTGGAGTTTAACGTGCCGGCGTTGTAAGGCTCAAAATAAGCGTGATGTGGTAGAATCGCTTAAACTTTAGGTTTCTAGCGGCCCTAGCGGTCCTGTACTAGCGGCTCCAGCAGCCCCGTACATATTTTTGTATGGGGTTTTCTTTTTGACCACCGAAGTCCAAGAAAAGCGGGCTATCAACGAGGCCACCAAAGCCTGGCTGAGAAGTCACGGCTACGAGACTTTGCTGGATACCCTGGAGATGCGGGGCATCGTCCCCACCAAGGAACAGTGGCCGATTCTAACATGCCGCAAACGGACGATTCAAGTTCTGGGTGGTTGGCGTGGTGGGAAATCTCAGGTAGGGACTGATTATTTCTGGGGTCGGTACGATTGGTTCAAACCCGCTCTGTATTGGCTGATTGGTGCTGCCTACTCCCAGACTGAGTCCGAATACAACATGCTGGCCGACGGCGCCCAACAGATGAGCCTTCTCAGCGGTAAGAGGCTACCCAAGTTCACTCGCCAGGGCCCAAGCCGTTTTGAACTGAAAGACGGCACGGTAATCGAGACCAAGTCCGCAGATAACCCCAGAACAATTGCGGGAAGCGCCTGTGATGGCATCATCCAGTGTGAAGCCGCCCAACAAGAGATTGACATCTTCCACCGTTGTCGAAGCCGTCTAGTGGACAAGAAAGGTTGGCACTTGCTCACCGGAACACTGGAAGGGTCACTGGGTTATTATCCCAAGCTCCACGAACTCTGGCGCGGCGGAACGGAGGATGAGGAGTCCTTTGTCTTGCCGAGTTGGTCGAACATAGTAATCTTCCCCGGTGGCCGTCAAGACCCAGAGATTCTACGGGAAGAACGGGAATTGCCCGAAGACCTGTTCCTTGAGAAGTATGCTGGCATCCCCACCCCACCGAAAGGACTTGTCTTCAAGGAATTCAGATCTGATATCCACATCAGGGCTACAGAATACCACCCAGACCTTCCTCTTTATATGTGGGTTGACCCCGGTTACTCGGACGCGTGCGCCTATGAATTCTTCCAAGAAGTGAACAGCCAGCTCCAAGGTAAGTTTGAGGTATACGACCGGGGCAAGACCGCTCGGGACGTTATCGACATCCTGAGAACTGCCGACCCGTACCGGAAGATTTGGGCGCAGGCGACCAGAGAGGGTGGACCGGGAATATTCGCGGTAGAAGACCGCTACGGCGACCAGCACCACCACCAGTCCTCTGTTGCTGAGACCTGGCTGGAAGAAACGGGGATTCGCCTTGAGAGCAACCACGTTCGTTCGGTCAACGACGTGAATGACCGTATCAAGAGCTTCCTCAAGTTCAACCCATTGACCGAAGAACCCGGAATAATCTTCCATCCCAATCAGAAAGGAGTCCTGAGCGAGTTTGGGGCCTTGCCCAATCCCTTTGACGGTCAGACCAAGGTTTACCGGTGGAAAGAAGACCGTGAGGGGGGAGATTTACGGGGATACCCCAGAGGACAAGCACAATCACGGGATCAAAGCTATCGGATACGGAATCGTTGACCGCTTTGGATACGTGACGGCGGTGGATAAGGGCGAGAAGATTCACGTTAATCGACATAACAGACAAACAGTTACCAACAGCATTTTTGGGAGAGGCTGATGCCTACACCTAACGAAGTAGTAGAGATGCACCGAAGGATGGTCGATAACACTTCCACCCTCCGTATCCGGTGGGATGAAGACGAAGATAGATGGAATCAGAAAAACTACAAAGAACCTCAAGGTAAAGGGATTGGGTACGAGCAAGTTACATCCAACGACTTTCGTGCAGTGGGGAAAAAGGGCATCAGCATGTTATCTGGTGCGGCCATGAAACTTCAAGTTCCGGTGGGCGCAGATAAACGTACTGAAAGGGATGAAGATAACGCCGCTGAACAGTTTCTCAGAGGAAATTTTAAGGCCAATGATCGATTGTGTATCAATCAAGGCGATAAAGGGACTCTCATTCAAGCTATTTCGTGGTATCTGAATATCCGCGGGACAACTATTGGACGCGCTCAGTTACGCAAACGCACAACCAAGAACGGAAATGAAATAACATGGGCAGAGGCTATGCCCTGGGATGTGCGTGACTGTTCATGGATGTATGGACCCTTCGGATTAGAGTGGATTTGTCGTGAATTTGCCATTCATAGAACACGGGCTGAAAAAGATTGGAAGATTCCCTCAAGTCTTGATAAAGAACAACACATTCTTAAGGGTTACGACTGGTACGACGGCGAACGAAATATCGTGGTCATACCGGATATTAGCCTATCAACAGCAGTGAAAGACGAGATTCACGGTTTAGTTGACGGAAATGGAGAACCTAGAGTTCCTGGATGGGTAAACGCCAACACACTTCAGCCCTTAATCACGCATATCGGCGAGGGAGGGATGACTGAATCCCAACTGACAGACGGCATGGTGCATTTCGGAGAGAGCATCCTTGCCGACCTACGGCATCCATTAGAAGCTCTACAGAAACTGAATTCTATTCGGATGGAACTTGCTAGTAGAAGTCGGGAACCGGGATACACCCTCAAGACACGTGAGGGAAATAAGTCTCTTGATAGTGCGCCATACAAGGGAGGCCCTGGGATTTCGCTACAGCACGAAGACGAGATTGAGTTCTTCGATACCCTTCGGTTGGCCGCTGACGCTGACGCGCTCCAAGTTATTTTAACGACGGAAGCGAATAAGGGCGGATTTCCTGCTGTATCGTTTGGTAGCACAGGAGGCCATGACCCTTCTGGTTTTGCCATCACACAATTGAAGGGCGGCGTTGCTGATAAGGTAATGGGTGCCGCTCAGGCAGGAAGTGCAGCTTTAATGACCATTGCTGAGATTTGGCGCGACCACTTTAACACCCGAGCGTTCGATGGCATTCAATTGAGTGGGCAGGGCAGAAATCGTAAATGGTTCGCTGCTTTCATCACACCAGATATGATTGAAGACCTTCCTTCTGCCGAGATAGAACTGGTTCCTGAATTACCAGAGGACTCAGCCGGAAAGATTGCGGCCGCTATCCAGCTTTCGACACCACTAGCAGATGGGAAACCTGTACTAGGTCGCCGGTCCGTCCTTGAAGATTATCTTAACCGTCCCGATTCCGACCTTGATATAGATGACGTTATGAATATGATGGCATCTTCAGAGCCAAGTGTAGAAGCCCAGAGAATGACTGATTCCTTAGCCAATCGTGGAGATGTGGCTGGAGCAATGGCTTGGTACGCTGTAGAAAAAATGCTCGTCGTGGAACGGCAACGTATTTTACTTCAGCTGGGTGTTGATCCGAGCATATTGACAGAAGGATTCGACCCTGAGACCGACGAGACTAGACGTGGGGAATCCGCTGGGTTCCCCCCCAGATATTATCTAGTCCGACAGCAGGGGTACCAAGTCCAGTGCCTGGACTTGAAACACCCTTCCAGACAGGCCCAGTGGTAGCGGCTGGAACCCCCAGACGAGGTGGGCGAAATGGGACTCTAACCGGTGAGGAATTCGATACCTCAGCCTTTGGATTCTAAGGAGTAAATCATGGCTACATCTTCTGAACAAATATTACTAGATGCTGGACTTTCCGTTGGAGAGGTCGCAACTCTTTCTGCCCAAGGACAGACAGAATTGATTGCTAGCGCGCTTGTTGGTGATGAAGGCGGTGCTTTTGGACCGTCTGCCACTGAAACGCAGCAAACCGCGGTGGCTCCGACACAACAATTTATCAGCGAGGAGAACCAACAGATAATTGATTCACCTTTTATCGCACCACCACCCCCGGCGCCATCGGGCGGTGGATTATCAGTTCAATCTGACCCCGGCGGTGTGATTGGTGAGCAAGCAGGAACTGGCGAGGGAGATGCACAGGTTACCCTTACAAATGAACAGAAAACAGAAATCTTACTTGATATAGCTGACCAGTTTAATGCTGGGACTATCGCAGATTTAGCAGGTGTGCGTGCCGCAATTATCAAGGCTTACGGTGATGCTGGTATAACTCTGAGTGAAGGCGAGATTACCAATGAATTGAATCTTGTACGCCCTCAGTTGACCAGGGAACTTGCTCCTGGTGGCACAGGTGGAACCGATATCGAGACCCCTCAGACTGGGGGAACAGAGACGCAGGCTGGGGGTGGGACTGCCAATATCCCTATTATTCCCTCGCCGGATAGCGTGGTTGCCACGGGATTGGGTGGGAGTGTTCAAGATAGACTAGACCGGTTGTTTGAACAATCTGCTACTCGTGGCGGTCGTGGAGATATCTTTAGCGCCTTTTCCGCTGCTCAAGGCGGAACACCTTTACAGCGAAGTGCTCGGCAAAGTAGCTTTAATCCCTTGTCTGCTGCTTTCGCACTTCGGCAGGCTAATGACCCTAGTTTTGGCAATATAGGGACTGGTGATGTAATTGGCCCTAATCTGAACAGCTTTCGTGATTTTCTTGGAGGCAACCCTCAACGGTTAACGGCTGAAGAATTGATGAGTGGCTTCAAATCATTTGCACCCCTCTTTGGTAGTGGGCAATTAAGTGAACTAGACGAAGCTAGGCGTGATTTTGTCTCTAATGCGGGACAGAACCTTGCCACTGAATTCTTATCATCACGGGTAAACCCATTATTCCGTGGCAGCATCGGCAGTTCTGTGGGTCGTAGATTTGATGCATCTAAAGACTTAGACCCACTGGGTCAGCCATTTGCAGGATTCTTAACTAGGCAGGGTTTCTAATGGTTACTGGCGCCGACCCGTTTAGCACTTTCCAAGCTAGCCTTGGTAGGAATCAATTTCCGTTCGGAAATAACTTATCGGGGCTTAACGATCCATTTCCGTCATTTACTGGTGGAGAAGTTGGGCCTGTGTCTGACCTTAACCCTGACTTTGCTGACTTACTAGAAGACCAACCTGAAATACCCTTTCAAGGTGCATTACAGAGAGCCATCCTAACAACCTGTTTGCAACCCCTACACCACACATCTACCCATGTTCCTACACCATCTATAGGTAGGCGATGGCCATTGGGGCAGCGTATCTTAATAGCAGTGGTCATCGGCCCTCACGGTCAAAGGTTGTGACCCCCACACCCAAGCCAGCAGGAGCAGCTATCAGTGCTCCGGTAACACTATCATCTCGAATCGCATCAGCAAGATCTTGCCCGAAAAGAGGCACAAGACGATTGAACGCTTGCTTCTGTAGAGCACTCCTTCTACTAACTTCATCATCACCAAACAGCGGATTACCTAGGAAATCTCGTTGGCCACCTGCGGTCACATCAAACGCTGCACTGCCTATGGGACTCAATTTTGACCGCACAAACCTTTTCCAGACTGGGTCTTGCCATGTACTGTCATCAAACCGTGGAATATCTCGTATATTGCCACGGTTTGCCCCAGCAATAGTCTTACTTTGTCCTGTTATTAATTGAGTGGTATATCGAGCTATGGGCTGGAATCCACCCCAAATATCCATGGAACTATTGCCGATGCGAATCTTCCCGAAGTCACTGCTGCGTGGGTCTGTCTCAACCTTGACTCCCGCAGAAAGACTGAGTAACGAAAGCAACCCAACACCAGTACTGACGAACTTCAGTATGGTCTTACTCGCTTCCTTGCGTACCAATGCCGACTTGCTGCCCACACTCAATGGCAATTGCAGGCGGGACATCAACAGTTTGGGGGCGAACATCGCCACGTTCAACGCAGGGGCGATATTTTCCAAACTCTTGCCCAGGCTACCTCTGCCAGTTGCTCGGTTAATAAACAATGCCAGTTCATCCAAGTCCTGGCTCGTTACTCTCGTTCCGGCTTCTTCCGCTTGAGTAACAATATCGTTCATTACATCAAAGCGAAGTTTATTCAAGAAGGTAACATAAGCACGTTGAGACTGTTTGATGCCTGGAATCTTCTGGGCAAACCTTGACATGTAGAGTTCTTCCTGACGCCCCAGACTACGTTGACCAGAAATATCGGCAATGAATAGGTTGCTGTTACTACC